TTTCTATACCAGGATATAGCAATAATTTAATTTCTTTTTGTAATCCAAACCTAGGATCATTTGGTCTATAAATATATTCTGGAATAAAGATTTCAGGATTGCTTAACCATTCTTGGAAAGTTAGTCTTTGTGCTGATTTTAATAATGGTTTATAGTAAACATTACTATACAACTTGTCATCTGGATCAGATACTGTAATAGAAAATTCTCTAGTAATAGCACTAAACCCAAATTGGTCCTGTGCTTTAACTGTAAACTTAAATTCTCTATCTATTTTAGTATCATTATTGTCTAGTATTAATTGTCCATTATCAAATACTGTTAAGCCGGGATTATCACTTGTGCCAAAACTATTAATTTTACCTATTATTTCGCCATCAAAACTTAGATCTAGTCCGGGAGGTAATTTTCCAGATTCTAGTGTATAAATTAATGTTGCATCTGGAACTGTAGTTTCGGCTTTTACACTTAGAATACTTATGTAGTTACTAGGAATATCTCCTAAATCGGCATTTGTTAACCAATTTATTGTGCTTTCAACTTCGCCTAGTAATCTAACAACAAATGTTTTTTTACTTTCTGCAACTTCTGATGTGTTAGCAGTAAAACGAGTCGCTTTAACTGTAAATTTATATTCTCTAGTAACAGCTGGCTGATAAGGTACAACTCCTGCAATCTCACCCGAACTTATGTCAAGTGTTGTGCCTGGCGGTAATACACTATCACTACCGTCGTCATTTGTTTCTTCTAAACTGTATGATACGACACCAATAAGTGAATTAGGGTCTATTATATCTAAAAATAAAGTTATATAATTATTAGCCCTTCTTACACCTAAATCTCTTGGTGTCAACCAAATCGGTGTTCTTACAAATGTATTATCTGCGGTGAATACACCAGTTCCTACTTGCATTAATGTATTATCAGCACGTAAGAAATCATCTCCTACAACAAAAATTCTAAACTTGCGTTTTGCAATAGTGTCGCCGTCACTTACACTTACTTCAAACTCATAATATCTGTTTAATTTTTTTGGAACAAGAGTAGGTGTTTGTAAATCGTATCTAGTAACATCAAAGTAAAAACTATCAAAACCCTGCGAACTTCTAATACTAAAGTCATATGGATATTTGTCAAAATTGTTAACATCGTAATGACCGCTACCGGCAGCCTTTTGTAATGCCAACACAGGATCTACTACACCTATCAGTCTACCTTCTTCTGTAAGTGTTATACCTGGAGGCAGTTGTCCTCCATCATTGGCAATAAAGTATGTTAACTTTTGTCCCGAACTTGTATCAGTATCTCTAACTCTTAATTGAAAATCAACAGGCGCACTATCTAAAAGATAGTATGCGTCATTTGTACCAATAGGTAATAGATCGGGCTCAGTGATCCATTGAGGTTCGTCAGCCCCTTCTACATCAATAGAAAATGTTCTGTCTTCACTTTGATCGTTTAGAGTAGCCCTTAAAACAAATCTATATATAGTTGTTCTTGGAACTTCGAACGGAGTGCCTTCTAGAGCATCTCCATTTATACGCAACCCTTTGGGAAGTTCGCCGCTAATTAAGACAACAGTTGCGTTTGGATCAACCGGTAGGGCTACTGTAGTAGTAATTCTTTCTTGTAGTATTGCTAATTTTATGCCCGAACGTTTGGTCCATATTGCCATAATTTAAACTCCTCAATGTATTTATTGTAAATTAAGGAGCAACTGCGCCAAGGTCAATTTCTATGTCTAGATACTCCGAACCAACAAACCCACCTAAATCTACATCATTTGTAGAAATTAAGTAATCAATTATATTGTTTAAAACAGGCTGTGTTGCATCACCAAAATCCCAATAATCATCAAAGTAAGAATTTGCAAGTCTTACATCTACGCCATATACTAGACCTGACAATGGTCCTGTAATGCTATTTGCAGTTATTAGTCCTGCATTTGCTATGTTGTTACCATTAGCTTCTAGATTTGCTGTAAGTGTAGGATTACTATCTCTAGCAACTATTCCACTTGATGCTAAATCTATAAAAAGATTACTTCCGCTTACCCTTGTATCAATTACTTCACCGCCATTTATACCTAAATAGTTTTGACTTGTAACTGTAATGTGTCCATTATCTGATACAACAAGGACTTCGTCTAGTCCACCTGCCGCATCTACAATTACCTGTGTTGTATTAGAAGTTAGTGTAACATTAGCTCCTGCAACAAGTGTTTTAAATTGCAGTGTGTTATTATCACGACCTGCGTAAACTGCCTCGCCATATGCTCCTACGTTTTCTGCTTCAATAGATGCAGAAGTAATACGAGTATCTAAATCTTGTAAACTACTGTTAACTTTTTGGAAGGCAACACGTAGATCATCACCTGTGCCATCATTCGGTATATCACCTATGTTAATTGTTTGTATTGCCATGCATCATCTCCATAATTAGTTGTATGTTATATCCTGTCCAGAAACCACTACCCAACCTGAACTAGTGTAAACTAACATTGCTGTTCCAAATGGACCAGCAAAAACAAATTCAGTGTAAGGCATGCCAAATGTAGCAGGAGTAATAGTTGCTGTACCAGAACCGGTATTACCAACAATAATTTTTATTTGACCAGGCGTGCCGTTTGGTAGACTGTAAGTGTCAGTTCCTGTTGTTGTTATTGTTGTTGTTAAACTTTCTACGCCGATTGTACCAGGTCCTGTTATAGTGTCAATATCACCTTTAATCGTGTCAATTGGTGCAAATAGTTTACCTTGTAAACTATCAACTATTAAGCTGGAATCGTCTGCAAAAACACTTCCTCTTAGATCTCCAGTTACTCCGCCCTTTGCATCTATAGCAGTTTCTACAGTACCGCCTATGCTTACATTGCCATTTACTGTTATATTACCTGTAAAGGTTGTATCAAATTGCAGTTCCATGGGTTCGCCGCCTGTTGTAGCAAGTGTTTCAGCATTTGCGTTTAAACGTAGTAATCCTCCTAGTGTTATATCTCCGGAAGTTACAAGTAATGTTCCTTCTGAATCAATTTGATCGGTTGTAACTTTAGGCGTAAAAACTTCTTTGGTGATTCCGTCAATAACCAATGATGAATCATCGGCAAATACAGATCCTACTAAAACTCTTACAGGATTTTGTTCTAAGATAGCATTTACATCTGCATTAGTAGCATAGTCTTGATCATTAACAAATTCTGACACAAACACAGGACGACTTTGTATTTCAGTCCAGGTAACATTTGCGGGTCTCCACGCACCTGCATAAAATTTTAAGTATTTGTTTTCAACAGTGCCTGTAATTATTACGTCATTTAGTTGTGTGATATTGTAGTTACTTAAATCAACTGTATCAACATCTGCAGGCACCCATTGATTGTCTGCATCACTCCAAACTAATCCTTGTCCGTCTGTTGGTTGTGTTAATGAAACATCTGATATATTACTTAAATGTGTAGGTATAATAGGTTTGTTTGTTAAGTCTGTATAGTCTCCGGAAAATATAACCGGTCTATTATTTAGGTCGTTATAATTATTAGATATAGCGGCAGCACCTAGTGCATTACCGTTTATCTGTAACGTCCCAACATTAACAGTTCCTAGTGTTGTTATACCTGCAACATTAACTATATTACTTTGGCTTAGGTCTAAATTATCGCCCGCAGGCAATTCTTTAATTTTGTTACCATCGCTTGTGTCTATTATTAATGGAAAATGATCTGCCATGTTATACTCTTCCTACGACTATTTCAATTATTTCCTTGCCGTCTGTATCTTTAGACTCAAGGGCCTTACCTATTACTGTACCATATGTTGGATTGTTATTAACTACTGCATATCCTGGTATAGCACTGGTAACTAGTAAATCACCTTTTTGTACTTTACCTAGTACCTTACAAGGTACACGACCTTGTAATGCCACTGCTACAGGATTATCAGCTTCTAGTTCACTGTTCATCAAATATGCAGGATTAGTTGAAACAACACCTGCTACTCTGTGATCGAGTGTTCTATCAGTAACTGTTACTTCTTTGTCACCGCCGAATACTACAACTGTTCCTGGTTCGTATGCATCGTCTGCACTATAGTTTTCTGCTAAGTCAGCATATCTTGCAGTTTGAGCTGTACCTACAACTAAATCAATGTATGCTGTTTGCCAACGGTTACTGTTACCGCCTAGGTTACGTGTGCTATTACCGTCTGGTAACACGTTTGTACCTACTCTACCGTTAGTACCAAATTCTAATGAACCGTTAATAGTAAATGTGTCAGAACTTGCATTAGCAAATATAAAGTCACCATTTACAGTAAGATCTTTGTCCATTACAACATTTTCTTTTGCTGTAATAGTTGTACCATTTATAACAAGTGTTTCAGTGCCTCCGTTTACAAAAACAGTTGTATTCGCGCCTTCGCTTGTATAACCATGTCCGTCACCAAGGCCAATACCTGTAGTTTCACTTGATAGTTCATCTGCTTCTGTTAATGCTTCTATAAAGTTTGTGTAAACCCAATCGCCTGCAACAAATCCTTCGGCAGCAAAATCACTACCGGATTGAGCATTACTTTCTGTAACACCTGTTTCGCCAGCATCTACACTACCAGGAAATTTTACAACTAAACTAGCAGAACTGTTTCCTACTGCTGTTATAATGTCTGCACCGCCTGGTGTTTTTAATTTTGTAGTTTGTGCGTCTACAGTAACAATATCAATTCCAGAAATTTGATAACCAGTTGCATTTAATCTACCGGTGTTAGTTCTACGTGCAATACTATTAGTATCTGTACTAATCGAAATGTTAGTTTTAGAATAAATTCTTCCACCATCTGCAAGGTCAATTGTAATAAGAGCATCTCCGACATCTGCAAAGTCTGCTGTTGTTGAAGTTACTAGGACTTCTGTACCTATACCAGTATCAGGATCGACTGTATCTTCTTCATATAGGGGATCAAACCCGCCGCCGGTGTTAATCTCTAAAAAGTCAGTCTGACTAATTGTATCAAAAGGTCCATTTACAACGGCTGTAACATAAATGACATCTTTGTTTTCAATAGTTTGGCGCACGGTTGCCTCTGCACCACTACCTGGCTGTCTAATTACATCACCTGTGCTTACGCTTACTTTTCTATCAAGTTGGACTTTGGTGATAGCCACTGTTGTAATATCGTTCCAATTCGATGCAAAGTCTTTGTCTTGAACTGAATCACCATATTTTGCAACGTTGCTAAAACTAATACCTGTTGGTACGCCTGTACCTGTATCTGTTCTACCATACAATTGGTATTGACTAATATTAGCCATTTCTGCAAACGCAACACCGTTATCTTTTATTCGTACATAGCCATCCTTTGTATCAAAGTTTTCATCACTAAATTTTGCAAGTCCTAAATCTGCTTGTACTTTTGTATCTGTACCGTCCCAACCAGTTGTCGCATCATCTTCATCAAACGTATCAGCATTTTGCATTGCTAGTTTGCTTTGTGCAATTTCTGCATCGCTTGCTACATCTGCATTTGCAACAGTTAGATCTTCAATTTGGAAGTTGTAGGTAGCTTTTCCGCCACTACTTCTATCAACAGTTAGATTTACAACACTATCTACTGCTTCAGATGCGTTTGCCCATTCGTCAATTGGTCCATCAACTATTGCCGCGTTAGCAGTTTGTCCTGGTTGATCGTATAAAACTTCACCTATTACAAAGTCTAGTCCTGTTACCATTTCTATTGTAACTTTTTGTAATGGTCCTTCGATTGGATCAGTGATACTAACAATGTCAATAATATTTGCTGTTTTAGTAGCACTTGCTAATCCAATTACATCAGATACATTCCATGTTCCGCCTTGTACAGGAGAAACATAAATTATTTTATAACCAGTAGCAACTAAAAGATCATTAGCTTGAGTATTATTAATTTCAGTGTTTCTAATATCTTCTATTTGGTCATAGTTTTGATTGTTTTGGTCTACATAATTTTTGTTAGTAGCCGCAGTACCGTCAGTACCTGGAAGGGCAAGGTTTGTAATTTGGTTAGCACCCATATCAATGTCGCCTTCCATATCGCTACCACCATTCAACGGTAAGAAGCCTGGGCCTATTCTATTTCCGCCATTTGCTGGATCTAATATCTGTGATAGAGCCTGTACGTTGTATCCTAATACTCTGTTGATATAGTTACCAACTGCTTTTTCTGTAGGCACTGCTTGTGCAGAATTATCACTAAATGAGTCATCTGCAGAGAATTCATTAATTGTTACACCACGTTTAAAGCCTAGTGAGTTTGCATTTGTTAGACCAACTTCACCTGCGAATTCAATGTCACCTGTTGCCTGGTCAACACTAAAGAATTTACCAACTCTAAAGAAGCCAAATTGGTCTGTTGTTACAAAGAATACCCTGCCCTTTCTACGTTCCCAAATTTGTGAACTTGTAGCAGTAGGTGCATCAGTATATGCTTCAGCTAATGGTAATTCAGGATCACCTAATAGCACGTTTGGATAGTTACTTGTGTTAAATCCACCTGTACCAATTTGTGTAAAGTCGTGTCCTGTTGCTCTACACAATGAAATTGCAATAGTAATTTCAGCAGTAGCGCCTGTGTCAAGACCTAAATTTAGTAGTACCTCATCTGAACCAAACCCACTCTGCAAACCAGTGACAGTAGGCGAGTTTAAATCTCTACCTGCTACATCACTAAAATCTAGTTTAGCCCAAGAAAGCGGACTGTATTCATCTGGAACACTGTTTGCACCTAGCGCACCACTTGTACTACCTGTCAATTCGTCTGAAGTATTAAATGTTCCCGAAGCATCTATAACATTGATAACACTACCTGCTGTAACATCTTGTAATACAGTTGCAGTTGTTGAACCTTGTGATATTGTTTCGCCTGCAACTACTGTTATATTTCCGGTTGTAATAATTTTACCTACTGTACTATATTGTGTTGCTCTATGAATTTTTCCATCCCAATGGAAAATCATTCCGCCTGCATAACCTGCATCGCCTGGTTGTTTGCCCGCAACGTCACGCAACAATCTCGAAATTGTATCTTCATCTACAATGGTTTGTATTGCTAAAGATGTATCACCTTGTGTTGCACCATAGTTTGCAACAAGTTCATCTGTTTTTGTAAACACTGCTACATAACCAAACCCTGTATCTACATCAGTTAAAATTTGATCTGGGTTTAAATCTTGTGACAAAGAATCTTGTTGTGCAAAACTTAAACTTCTGTATGTAATTTCATCACTTTCGTCAAAGTTAATAGCAGTAGAAGGACGAGTCTCTAATCTTTCAGGCTCTGCTACGCCATCAAATATCATTGTACTATCTGTTCTAAATTCAATAACAGTGCCGTTCGGTACTGTATCTTGTAAAGTTCCAAAATAGTCTGCAGGTGAAGCATCATCTGCTCTAAGGTCAAGTTTATATACACTATTACTATATACTCCGCCTGTTGCAACTTCGTCGCCTGGTTCACCTTCTGTACCATCATTATCTGCATCTGACAAGTTGGTAACATTACTTACTCTATAATTTAGAATACCTACGCCTCTTGATGCTGAAGCTATTGCAAATGTTAAATCATCTGCAGGACTTGTACCACCTAGGTCTGCACCAGAGACTGTTAAAGTTTCTGCTAAAATGTAATCAACACCTGCATTGTTTGGTGTAACACTTGTTGCATCGCCGCTACCATCAATAACAATATCAAATGTTGCATTTGTACCGCTGCCGCCGCTTGCACTTACGTTAGTGTAGGTGTTTGCCGCTCTGCCTGCACTTGCCGCACTTATATTAGAAACACGTCTTACTTGACCTTCAGGTCCATGATTAATTGTAATTTGACTGTTAATCGTAGGCTTGTACTTTATATCTGTAATTGTAATACTAGGATCTTCTTCTATGTTAGGAAAATTAGGAGTAGTATATGCCCTTGCAGGCTGTATCATAGGATTAGTTAGTGTAACTTGGTCTGGAATTTCGTTTGGATCAGCACCTTCAGCTACTAGACCAAAGAACCCATAACCATTAGATCCGTTAGTTGAACGAATCTCTGAACCGTTACTTGCATAGTATGCTGCCTGACAGTAGTATGTAAACATAGATACCATTTCTGACAAAGCACCGTTGTTAGTAACAAGGCCATATCCTAGGTCATTTATTTGTGTAAAGTCGTTTCCTAGTATACTTCTATTACCTGCTGTTTGTAAGAATATTTCTTGCGGCGTACTACCTGTGTAGCCCGTTCCGTTAAGTCCAGAACCAGCGTCTAAGAAAACTGTTACAGTACCTTGTACTTGATCATATTGACTAATAGCATTAACCTGATAGCGAATACCGTCTAAGTAAAACGGGCAAGGTACTTCTGGCGGCCTAATAAATAGACCTTGACCTGGATCACTTTCAAGTTCGAGTTGGAATGGTGTAACAGCATTTGTAATTCTAACAGGAATGTTACCTACGAATGCATCAACATACATTCCTCCTCTAAATCTCTTTTCATTGTCACTTTTACTAAATGATGAACCAGTTTGGATATATGGAGATTTAGTAAGAATTTGTCCTTCTGGATCAAGCACACACATAAAGCCACCGTGTCCTTGAACTGTAACATTACGCACAATAGTAGCATCACTCATCGTAAATACGTCTACACCTTGTGCATCGTTTGACAATGGAGGATTGTAATCATCATTAAATGCGTAGTTAACTAAATTAATTAAACTGTTAACAAGTGTGTCAGTTCCTGTTTCTCCTATGCCTGCGCTGGTATCAGGTTGTACATTTAAAATATTATTGACGTTAGGTGAAGTTCCTGCTAATAACTGTACAGCTAAAACAGAGATCTGATTGATTGCTTGAGCAGTTTGTGTTTCTTGTCCTGCAACTGCACCAATGTAATAGTTTCCTTGTGCTTCAAGAGTAAACTCTGTGCCTCCTAGTGTAAGGTCTTTAATCAATGCATCAACAATTAATCCAACATCTCTATAACATTTGTCTCTATCGTATGTAAATCCAAACCAAATACTTCCTGTAGCATTGTTTATATTTGCATCGTTTACATTGTCGTCAATCCACCATGTAACTTCTTCTTGTATAAATTCTTTGTTCTTTCTAAGAACACTTGCGGCAATTAAATAATCACCTACGTTAGTAGGAATAATACCTAAATCTTTTTCTGCAAAAGGATTTCTTAAATAATGTCTACCAAAGTATCCTTGTACTTGATTGGTTTGGTTAACGAATGCCGATACTTCGTTCTTTACTACATAAAAAGTTTGATCAGAATCGGTTAAAGCAAATGTTGCACCACCTTGTGTTTCACTTACTGTAAATTCTGTTGCACTGTCAATTGATTTAATAAAATAGACTGTGCTTCTTTGGACACCGCCATACAAACTATTACCAACAAATCTTACAGTGTCATCAACATTCATCCATGATGTTGTATCACAAATAAATTGATCATTAGCAGTTGAGGTAGCAGTAATTGTAGAATGCTTCTTTTCTAATAATTCAATATCATCAAATTCTAAATCTCTAAAGAAGTACATATCTGACCAAACAGATTGTGACAGTCTGCGCTTAGGTCTAATAATTACACGTCTAAATTCGTCACCTTTAAGTGACACATTATTGGCTAGTTTAATTGGATAGTCTTCTTCGTATGTGCCTGACTCTACAAATATAGTAACTTGTTTAGTTTTAACAAAGTTACCGTACTCTACTTCTTCTCCTACTTCAAAATCTTTACCATTAAGTTGGATTAGTTGGAAAGTATCTGGATTGTTAAAGTCTGGTGTACTTTCAGTGCCGTCATTGTTAGTAAGTGTTACAATTCTTCCCTTAGCGCCTGATCTTTTACCTACTAATATTTTTCCAGGTAGTGTATCAGTGTTGTCTGGATTACCTTGGTCAATAAAAGTTCTAGCACCGTTGTCCATTACAAGTTTGTAAGTACTACCATAGATAACATTAGCACCTGCACTAACACCGTTTTGAATAATATTTAAAATAAGATCAAATTTTGTACCTATTGCACTTCTAGCCGCAGTGTCTGCATCAGGCTGATCAAAAGTTTGTAGAACTTTGTTACTGTCAAATGCTTCTAATCTAGGTTGATATACTACACCCATTCTTCCGCCGGTTGTGTAGTCTGTGTATGCACTTATATCCCAAAGTGTTAAAAGATCTTGATCCTCATAAAGTTCAAATACACTATCACTTAACACTCTTATATACGCAGTTTGATCTTCTATTTCAATCATACCGCCCATGTCTTTGAATATAACCTGTTCTCCGTCAACTAAACCGTGATCAGGTGATGTTGTTACTCTAGCTCTATTTCCGTCAACACTAATACTAACAACATTTTTTTCTCTAAATAATTTATTTTGTAGGATAGCATCTACCATTTGCTTTGCAATATCTATTGCATCTACAGTTTCTGTTAACTGTTGTCCTATAGCATATCTACCACTAGAATTACTGTAATACCTTTCGCCTGCTTCTCTGGTTAAAAAGTTTGCGTTTAATCCACGATTTATATCAAACGATACAGCATCTAAAATTAAACCAGTATCTCTTTCACATGTTTCAATGTCGTAAATAAAATCAGGATACGTAAATTTTAGATAGCCTGATACTTCTTTTACAACATATTCTCTGTTTAATTGTATAAGAGCCTTTGTTTGTTCATATACAGGAACATCAACATCAGCAGTAATTACTGTAGACGTACTGTCTCCTGCATCTTTAGTAATTGTTTGGAAATATGGTCCTGGTTCTGCAGGACTTGTTTCGATAATTTCGTAAGCTCTTCTAGCCGCGGCATTAATAGTACGGAATGCATAGTTTAGTGCTGACCCTTCTCTTCCTGGAGGCACACCAATCATTCTGTCATCACCATTGGTGCTAACAAAAAGGTTTACAGTTGATGAATAACCGCTTTGGTCTACATAAAATTTAGAAGCGGCTTGTAAATCATCTGCTCCGTTAACAACTCCAAAACCTTTTAGGTCACCTGGGTGATCGGACAGTGTAAGAACGCCGTCCATGGTATCGCCTTGTCTGCGTACAATAGCATCTCTAGGCATTGCAACATCACTTAAGAAGTTTCCTTCTAGTGTTTCGTCATAACCTGCATCAACCATTCTGTGTACATCGTCATTTTCGATAACACCTTGAACAAATATTTTTGTTTGTTCAGCAGTAAGCGTATCAACAACTTGTGCTTTTTCGGCTGTATCAAAAACTGCTAACTGATCGTCTGTAATATAGCGTAGAAAATAAGTGTCGCCTGATGTTAAATTATTAGGATCATTATATATTGTACTAAAAACAAAAGGTATACCATTGATACTGGTATCATATCCGTGATTTAAAACTTCGATATTACCATTGATGTATCTGTTTATGTCTAGCAAATAGGAATTTGTATTTGCTGGTTCACCTGCAACACGTATCGGCAAGCCTGAACTAACATAGCGTCTATCTGCAAATCCTTTTGTAATAACTAAATCATCTATACTTAAATCTGTATTGTGTCTTTCATTAAATAAATCAACAGCCGCTTGTGATACTGATACATTACCTATTGCATTTCCGTTAACATTTAACGGACCACCTAGTGCAGGTTTTAAGTCATCTGAAAGTTTTGTAAATGCTGTTGAAACAACAAGTTTGCCAGCTTGTGTATATGTAAATGTAATAGTGTCAACTTCGTTAGGATCTAATGCACTATTAGAAGCAAGTTCTACAAGATTTATATTGGAGCCATCATCACTTACTAGCGGAATTGTGTTTGGTAATAGTTGGTCTGGAGTATCTGCAAGACTAGTAAATGCTATTGCACCTTCTTGACCGAATACAGCGTAAATCTCTGTAAAGTTTTCGTTTACCTTACGAAACGATTCTCTAATACTATCACCGGTAGCATCATTGCCTTCTACACCGATATTAATATCTTGTCTTGCCATTACTTATTGCTCCATTAATTATGCTGGATACCCTAACGTATCCATATTAAAGTTTACACTTACTCCGCAACCACAACTGCTTTGTGCATTTGGGTTTTTAATTTCAAAAGTTGAACCTACAAGGTCTTTTACGTAGTCTATTTCTGTGCCTGCTAGAAAAATTAAACTTTGTATGCCGATTACAAGATTGCCTTTGCCTGCGCTAATAACTTCATCGCCTTCGTTAACATCTTGCTCATTTTCTATTGTACCCCATTCATATTCAAATCCTGCACAGCCACCGCCTTTTAAGTTTAAACTAATTGCATAACAGTTATTTTCAGCACATAAAGTGTTAATTTGTGTTTCTGCTTTATCGGTAAGTGTGCAAATCTGCATATTATGGTTCTCCCTATACTTATTTATCGTATGATTTTATAATCTTAATGTAAATATAGTTATGTTTATAAAAGAATATACAGTTACAAAGAGACATAAACGTGCAAGTAAACACGGTGTAGAACATGAATACTCTAGAAATTCGAGTATGTGTGTTTTTAGATGTGATAGTTGTGATGCAGAATTTGAAAGATCACGGGGTAGTATGGACCCTAAACGGCTAAACAATAACTATTTTCATGTGTGTAGTGATTGTGATGCAAAAGTGTTTGCACAAAAAAAGGGAGTAGAACGCAAACAAGTATGGAACTTATCTGCTAGTTCTGACCTCCCAATTAGTAAATTGTAATTATTCAGACTTCCAAATAGTCCAAGCACCGTATGCTATTGCCGCATATGCCGCTAAAGCCGCAATTGGTTTGAAAATTAAGAATGAAACGCCTGCTACTACTAAAATAACACCATCTAGTGTTGTACGCTCTTTT